GAAAATGCTACATGGCACATTGCAACAAAATTAGCAGCTGAGACTACTCAAGTCACAGGTGCATTTGTATTTGCAGCGTAATAACAATTAACTTAAGTGGGGTTTCGGCCCCACTTAAATTTACTTAATTAAGGAGGGTAAATAAAATGGCAGACGTAGTAACAGGACCAGAAATCCTACAAGAAAACGACAAAAGAGTAGTAATCAAATTAGTAAATCAATCAGATGGAAACGGTGGAACAACTGTATTTTTTGATGTGTCAGCATTGGCCGCAAGAGAAGATGGTACTGCTGTAACAAGAGGAACTTTACAAAGAGTATGGTTCTCAGCTCAAGGCGGAGACGGCGGAGATTCATTTGCTCGTTTAGATTTTGAAGATTCAGATGGTGATAGACCTTTACTTGGTTTTACAGGAACAGGATATTGGGACTTTAGAGAATTTGGTGGTTGTCCAGCAAGTAGAGATGCTAACACAAATGGTGATATTAATTTTGTAGTTCCAGGTGCCGCAGATGATGGCAACATGTACACAATCATAGCTGAATTTATTAAAGAATATTCATAGGAGGGTAACATATGGCCAATACAACTTCAGGCACAGTTACTTTCGACAAGACGTTCGCAGTTGATGAGATAATTGCAGAAGCATACGAACGTATTGGTTCACAAGTAAGCTCTGGATATCAATTAAAAACAGCAAGACGTTCTTTAAACATAATGTTTCAAGAATGGGGTAATAGAGGTTTGCACTATTGGGAAGTAGGAGAAGCTGATATTAATTTAGTTGAAGGTCAAGCAGAATATATTCTTTTTAGATCAACTGGAGATGGAACAAGCGCAGTTACAAATCCTGCAGACACTTATGGTGTTGCAGATATTCTTGAAGCAACTTTAAGAACAGATAGAACTGCAGTAGATCAGGCAGATTCTGCACTTACAAAAATAGACAGATCAACTTATTCTGCTTTATCAAATAAACTATCTAAAGGAACACCTTCTAAATATTTTGTTCAAAGATTTGTAGAAAAAACAATTGTAACAGTTTACCCAACAGCTGATTCTAGTAATGCAGCAAAAGCTGCTCACATTTATTTTGTAAAAAGAATACAAGACGCAGATTCAACTTATACAGATGCAACTGACGTTCCATTTAGATTTGTGCCATGTATGGTATCTGGTCTAGCTTTTTACTTATCACAAAAATTTAACCCACAGTTAGTTCAACAAATGAAATTATTATACGAAGATGAATTAGCTAGAGCATTATCAGAAGATGGTTCTTCTACTAGTGTTCACATAACACCAAAAGTATTTTACCCAGGAACATAATGGCTACAGGAAAATTTTCAAAAGCAATATCAGATAGATCAGGAATGCAGTTTCCATATAATGAAATGGTTACAGAATGGAATGGTTCTGTAGTGCATATATCTGAGTATGAAGACAAACATCCTCAATTAGAGATAAGTGCTTTTCATGGAGATGAACAAGGATTAGTTAATGCAAGACCTGCTAGAACAGAAAATCAAGTTTTAATACTTCTTATACCAAATGCTTTTAAAACTATATCTGCAAGTTCTGGAATTATAAATGTATCAGAAAAAGGACACGGTAGATCTACTGGAGACACAGTAAGATTTAGAGGTCCTATTCACACAACATCTGATCCAGATGGTTTTGAAAACCCAATAGGATTTGACGGAATTACAGGATCTAATTTAGCCAAAGCTGCAGGATACTCTATTACAGTTGGCCAAAGAGATTCAAGTGGAAATATTACAAACACAGAAAATTTCTATCACTTTACTGTAGACACAGATACTGCTACAACAGGTGATATATCAGGAGGAGGCAATAGTTGTTCGGCTGGTCCAGCAACATTGACAGCATAATATGGCAGGAATTAGTTACTCAGATTTAAGAACAAATATTAGAAGTTACACAGAAGTAAATAGCACCGTGCTAACTGATGCTGTTATAGAAAATATTGTATTAAATGCAGAATATAGAATGTTTAGAGATGTGCCTAGTGATGCGTATAGAAAAATAACTCAAGATAATTTAGTAGCTAATCAAGAACATGCAAATGTACCAGCGGGAGCTTTGTTTGTAAGAGCAGTTGAAGTTGCTGATTCTACATCAGCTTTTAATAATCCAATATTTTTAGAGAAAAAAGATGTGGCATTTTTAGATGAATTTAATGGCGCACGTGCCACAGGAAGACCTAAATACTACGCTATGAAAGGTGGAGCAACAGGTAATACAAACACAACTTCAGGAGCAATATTATTGTCTCCAATACCAAATGCTACATATGTATATAAAATTCATTATAATGCTATACCAGCTAAGTTAGAAGCTTCTAGCAACGAGACAAATTTTATTAGTTTAAACTTTCCAAATGGTCTATTATATGCTGCCTTAATAGAAGCATATGCCTATTTAAAAGGGCCAATGGATATGCTACAATTGTATGAAGCAAAATACAAAGAAGAAGTTCAAAAATTTGGCGGAGAACAAATAGGCAGAAGAAGAAGAGACGACTACACTGATGGAACTGTTCGAATAGGAGTAGAATCAGTAAAACAATAGGAATTAAAATATGGCATCATCATTTACTACACTTGGTATAGAAAAAATGGCAACTGGCGAGAACGCTGGTACATGGGGAGATAAAACTAATACCAATTTAGATATCGTTAATACAGCGATTTCAGGTTATGTAGAACAATCAATTGCTGGAGGAGCTGCTACTACAGCTTTAAGTATTACTGATGGAGCAGCTACATCAACAGCACAAAATGCTGTTATAAAATTAACAGGAACAATATCTGGAAATCAAATTGTAACTGTTCCAGATTCAGTAGAAAAAATATACATTGTAACTAATGGCACTTCAGGTGCACATACAGTACAGTTTAAAACTGCATCAGGATCAGGTATTACTTTTGGTGTATCAGAAAAAACTACAAAATTATTTTACTCAGACGGAACTAATATTGTTGATGCAGGTTTTAGTGGTGGAACTGATTTAGATGGTAAAGAATTAGTATTAGATGCTGATGGTGATACAAGTCTTACAGCAGATACAGATGACCAAATAGATATAAGGATTGCAGGTACAGATCAATTAACAATTAAAGATGGTGCACTTTCTCCAGTTACAAATAATGATATAGATTTAGGTACATCTAGTTTAGAATTTAAAGATGCATTTTTTGATGGAACAGTAACTGCAGACGCTTTTGCTGGACCACTTACAGGTAATGTAACAGGAAACGCTTCTGGTACAGCAGCAACAGTAACTACAGCAGCACAATCAAACATTACATCATTAGGAACTTTAACAACTTTAACAGTTGATAATGTAATTACTAATGGTGCAAATATAGGTCATACATCTGACACAGATTTAATTACACTTGCAGATGGAGTAGTAACAGTTGCAGGAGAAATATCTGTAACAACATTAGATATTGGTGGAACGAATGTTGCATCTACTGCGGCAGAATTAAATATTATAGATGGTGGAACATCAGCTACTAGCACAACATTAGTTGATGCTGATAGATTAGTTGTAAATGACGCTGGTACTATGGTACAAGTAGCTATATCAGATGTTAAAACATACTTAGGTACTGCAGGATTTAGTGCAGAAGACCCTACAGCTATAGCAATAGCTTTAGGATAAACAATTATTGACTTTTTTAATGAACAACAATATAACATAAATAACATAGAGGAAAATAACAATGGCAAACACATTTAAAGTAGCAACATTTGCAGCTGAACCAAACTCAGCAGGTACTGCATATACTATGTATACCGTTGCTGGAAGTACAACTACTATTGTTCTTGGTTTAATACTTACTAATCTTCATAGTTCAGCAGTTACTGTTGAAATAGAATTAGTTAGTGATACAGCAAATAGAAATGGAGCTAATGATGCAGCAAATGGTACAGCTTTTTTAGTTAAAGATGTATCAATACCAGCAGGAAGTTCATTAGAGCTTTTATCTGGTGGAAAAGTTGTGTTAGAAACAACAGATGAAATTAAAATAGATTGTTCAGTAGCTGATAAAATATCAGGTACTCTTTCTATAATGGAAATAACATAGGATTAATATATGAGTTTTATTGGAAAACAACCTGCAACTGTAGCATTATCAACTACTGATATTGCAGATGGCGTAATAACTACAGCAAAAATAGCTGCAGATGCAGTAACAGATGCTAAAATAGCAGATGATGTAGTAGGAACAGAACATTTAACTGCGAATGAAGTAGACACAGCTGCTCTTGGAGCAGACGCAGTAACTGGCGCGCAACTAGCAGATGATGCTGTAGATTCAGAACATTATACAGATGGTAGTATTGACACTGCTCACATTGCAGCAGATCAAATTACAAATGCTAAAATAGCTGACGATCAAATTGATAGTGAA